CCGGCCGTTCTTCACCGACATGATCTCGAAGAAGTCTCCGGAGTGGCCGGCCGCGATCGCCGGGCTGCTGAAGTCCAACGACTACGATGCGGCCAGGACGCTGCGATTGACGGGCGAGGCGGTGGTGGGACAGCTCCGACAGTCGATCCAGGACACGAACGCGCCGCCGCTCGCGATCAGCACGATCCGGCGGAAGGGCTTCGACAAGCCGCTGATCGACCGCGGCCACATGTTCAATTCGGCCGACTACGAGGTGAGGACGTGACGCGCGCGCTGATTCGGCGTAAAGGATGATTCCAAAGGCGTGCAAAGCCACAGGAGAAGACCATGGACCTCGACAGCTTCCAGGCAGACTACCGAGCATTCAAGGCCCGCGTCATGCCGATGCTGGTCGAATGGGAAAAAGCCAAGGCGGAGAAGGACGCGCCGGCGAAGCAGGCTCTCGACGCCGAGGTCCACGCGCCGCTCGCGGTCGCCGAGGACGCGACCGATGCCGATAAGGCCAAGGCCGATAAGGCCGCCGAGGACCATGCGACCGCGGAGAAGCTGGCGGCCGAGGCCGACAAGCAGGCCGCGATGTCGGACGAGGAGAAGGCCAAGCTGCAAGAGGAAATCCACAAGCCGCTCCCGCCTCCCGACCCGGAAGACCCGACGATCCGCAAGATCGTCAAGCCCGAGCCCACCACGATCGCGCTGCGGCCCGACGGCCCGACGGTCGCGGAGTGGGTGGCGAAGGGCTATCCGGCGAAGGCATACCCGCCTCCCGGCTACGCGTCTAAGAGCACGCCGGAGGAGATCGCCGACGCGGTGAAGGCGGACGAGGTGAAGGCGGCGGAAGCCGCTGCCGCGCAGCAACCGGCGAAACCGGCCGAGCCCGCGCCGCCCGTTCCCGTTCCGCCGGCGAACCCGGCATCGCAGCCAAACCAAGCACCGAACCCGCCGACGGCACCCGTCGCCTAAAACGCGTTAACGGAAATCACGCTCTAAAGGAGCTTCCAAAATGCCCCTCGTTTTCTTCACCAGCATCGGCGACGTCACCTTCCCGTTCCCGATCGGCGGCCCCGGCTCGAGCCTGACCCAGACCCGCGACCCGCTAGTGACGGACGACATCACCAAGGGCGTCGAGGTCGGCACTATCTGGTTCAACTCGACGGCCGGAGCGCTCCGGTTGTGGACGTGCCGGTCGAACATCGCGGGCGCGGCCGCGTGGATTTTCGAGGGTGCGGATTACAAGAACGGCGGCACCAACCCGGCGATCGAGATCACGCAGTTCGGCAACGGCGCTGCCCTCATGGCGGAAGAAGGCAACATCAACCGCCAGATCAGCGCGGCCGGCATCAATCCCGGCGCGACCGGTGCTGACAACGTGCTGGCGTTCTTCTCCCTGCCCGCGAACTCGTTCGACGGCGCGGCGGGAACGAACCGCGGCATCAACATCACGGCCGAGGGTTCCTTCGCCGCGACGGCCAACAACAAGGACGTCAAGCTGATATTCAATCCGGCGACCGCAGTCGTGGGATCGACGGTGGGCGCGGGCGGCACGACCATCGCGGACACCGGCGTGGTCGCGACCAACAACCTCGGATGGTCGCTGCAGGCCAATGTGTTCAAGTATGGCGCGGCGGGATCGAACACGCAGATAGGCCTGCATCAGCAGGCCCAGATCGGCAACGCGGTGGCGAACCTGCTGAAACCGTCGCTGATCACGGCAGTGGAGAACGCCCCGATTCTGATCGCGGTGACCGGCAACGCGACGACGGCCGCGAGCGACATTGTATTCAACTTCCTCGAAGTCAACGCGATGAATTGATTCCAGGCGGAGGGAGAGGCGGCACCGATGAATTTGCACGGCATCGCCGCGCCATACGTCGGGGCCGTCAATCCGCTGGTGTCCGTCGCGGCGCTGATCTCGAGCGGCCAATCGGCGCCGAGCCCGTCCGGGGTCATCTCCCCGGTCTACAACCAGCAAGTCCTGCTTCTCGGCCAGATCCAGCCGATCACATGGCGCGACCTCCAGCAGCTTGAGGGCATCAATCTCGGCGGCGTGCGCTGGAAGATTTACCTCAACGGCGAGGTCGACGGGATCGTGCGCGCGGAGAAGAAGGGCGGCGACCTGATCATCATCCCGACCGGGCGACATTCTGGGACGTGGCTCGTGGGCCAAGTGCTAGAGCAGTATCCGGACTGGGTTTGCGCTGCTATAACGTTTCAGGATTCGATCATACCGAGCGGCGGAGTGCTGATGACGGACCTCACCAACCCGAGCAACGTCGTCGTCGTGCCGCTTATCCTCACGGGGGTTTGAGATGAAGATGCGAATCGCGCTCGCGCTGCTGGCCTCGCTGCTCTCTCAGACCTCGCTCGCTCAGACGCCGAGCCTCTACAGTCTGACAGATAGCGCCGGAAACAAGTTCAACGTCGCGGTCTACACCTGTCCGACCAGCAAGATTTGCCCGATTTCGGTTTCGAGCGATTCGTCCGGCAACGCGCTATCAGGGCCCATCGGGACCACCAACGCGAACGGGACCGCGCTCTACGTCCAGGGCGTGACCGGAGGGGTTCCTCTCACCACGACCATATCAGGAACGCTCCCGGCCTTCGCCAGCGCGCCCACGGTCAACCTGGGCACGATCGGCGGGGCGGCGACGCAGACGACGCTGGCGGCCATCCAGACGGCCCTGGGGAGCCCTTTGCAGGCCGGGGGCACCGTATCGGCCACGCAGTCCGGCAACTGGACGATGCGGAACGTCGGCGCCACCGGGGCGACGCTGGATTTCGCCGGGCAGAACGCGACCGGGACCATCAACGCGTTCCTGGTGGGCGGGCAGTTCAACACGGCGCCCACGACCATCACTACCGGCAACTTCTCGCCGTTCCAGCTCGACGCCAACGGCAACCTGCTCGTCAACGTGAAGGCGGGCGGTGGCGCGGGCGGCACCTCGTCCAGCTTCGCCGCCGCGTTCCCGGCCACCGGCACCGCGGTCGGCATGACGCAGGGCGGCAACATGGTCGCGCTGTCCGGCACCGCCGGCAACCTCAACGTCCAATGCGCCAATTGCTCCGGCAGCGGCGTGAGCACGGCGGACGAGGCGGCCTTCGTCGGCGGGACCTCGCTGTTCGCTGGCGGTGGCGGCTTCTTCCAAACGACGGCCACGAACAATGCCTTGACCACGGGTCAGCAGGGTATGTTCCAGGTGACCGCGAATCGCGCGCTGTTCGCGAACCTGCGCAATGCGGCTGGCACGGAGATCGGGACGTCCGGCACTCCGATTCAGGTCTCGGTCGCGAACACCGCAGCCAACGGCACGGCGATGCTGGTCACCGGCACCGGCGGCACGTTCCCGATCACGGCGGCCTCGCTGCCGCTGCCGACCGGGGCCGCGACCTCGGCCAACCAGCAGACCAATGCGGCTATCGCTTCGACTACGGCGGGCCAGACCGGTACCCTGTCGATGGGGGCGGTCACCACCGCAGCACCGACCTACACGACTTCGCAGACCAACCCGCTCAGCCTGACGACCGCGGGCGCGTTGCGGGTCGACGGCTCCTCCGTCACCCAGCCCGTCTCGCTGACCTCCACGACCATCACCGGAACGGTGGCGGTCACGCAGTCTGGGGCGTGGACCGTCAACCCGACCACGGCGGCCAATTGGGGGATCGGCGCCACCGCGGCGGCGGTGCCGGCCAACGCCGTCTACGTGGGCATGACGCAGAGCGGGAACCTGACGGGCCTTACCGGCACGAGCGGCAACCTCAACGTCCAGTGCGCGAACTGCTCGGGTTCGGGTGTATCGACGGCAGACGAGGCGGCGTTCACGGGCGGCACGTCCCTCTTCGCGGGTGGCGGCGGTTTCTTCCAGACGACCGCGACCAGCAATGCGCTGACGACCGGCCAGCAAGGTATGTTTCAGGTCACGGCGAACCGGGCGCTGTTCTCCAACCTGCGCAATGCCGCCGGTACCGAGGTTGGCACCGCCGCGACCCCGCTGCAGGTCTCGCTGGCGAACACCGGCGCGAACGCCACGCCGCTCGCCAGCAACATCACCCAAGTCCTCGGTGCGGCGATCAGCGCGACGAACGGTCTGTTCTCGAACATCTTGCAAGGCAATGCGGCCCTGTCGGCTACGAACGGCATCTTCGTCAACATTCTGCAGGGCAATGCCGTCCTTTCATCCGGTAACCCGGCGTTTGTTTCAGTTACAAATGCCAACAACAACGGCGTCGCGCCTGCGGGGAATAGCTCGCCGGTAATTCAGGCCTTCTCCGGTTCTACGACTCTGCAAACGGCCGCGGTCGCCAACGGCAACGGCACTAACATGGTCATCAACGGCTATGGCGGTGCGGTGCTGCACGTCGTCTGCTCCGTGGCCTGCTCGGGCGGCACGACGATTAACTTCGAGGTGTCGTTCGATGGGACGACATACCTGGCGATTCAGGGAACTCCGATCGGCGGCGGTGCCCCGACATCGACGGCGACGACGACCGGGGACTTCGGGTTCAACATCGCTGGCTATACCGATTTGCGAGCGCGCATTTCCAACTACTCGGCAGGAACAATCACGGTAACCGGTTTCTCGTCCTCGCCGTCGGCATTGCAGCCGGCGGTGATCGCGACCAATAACCTCACTCAGATCAACGGCGTCGCGCTCGGATCGCCGTCGGCCTACGGCACCTCGCCGGGCACCGTTAACGTGATGGGCGTGAACGCATTCATCACCAACACTGTCCCGGTCACGCTGACCTCGACCACGATCACCGGCACGGTGGCGGTCGTTGGCCCGACCGCAGTGGGCAGCGCGAACGCGAATCCCCCCATCGTCATCGGTGGCACTGCCACGGGCGCCGCCGGCGCAAACGTGCAGGGCATGTCCATCGTGGCCACGTCGACCGCTCCGGCCACGGCCACCAACACCGCGGTGGTGGTCGACCTCCGCCCGGACAGCCCGGGAATCATCGCGCTCGGCACGAACACGCCGGCGAACTCGGTGCCGGTCGTGCTCAGCACCACGCCGACCATCGCCAACGGCAGCGGCGTGGTGGGCGCACCGAGCAGCGAGGCGCTGGCGGCGCTGACCCCGATAGTGTCTGCGGCGCTGGAGAGCAATCACGTCATCAAAGCATCGGCCGGAAACTTCTACAGCGGATATGTCACGACCGGAGCGGTGTCGGGATGGTTGCTGCTCGCCAATAGCACGACGGCTCCGACGGCCGGCGGCGCCGCCATCGCTCCACTAGCTTGCGTCCCTGCAGCGGCCAATGCGACGACGTCGATCGGCACTAACATACCGATGCGCTTCTCCACGGGAATCACGATGGTGTTCTCGACCAGTGGTTGCCTAACCAACACTGCATCTGCTACCGCGTTCTTCTCGGGAATGGCGAACTGAGGAACCTGAAGATGAAGAAATTGCTTGCCGCCATTTTCCTCGTGGGCGCGACGCTGTCCTGCCCCGCTCAGAACATCGGAAACACGAACTCGACGGGCGGCCCGGCTCCGGCAGGGATATCCGCGCCGATCACGGTCGGACCAGCTGTGCTGGGGTCATACTGCATGGGCGCGAACACGAGCACGATGGCCGCGGGCTTGGCCGCCGCCGCCCCGGTCTTCTCGCTTCGGTATGGCGCCGCGAATCTCGCGATCATCCGCAAGATCAGCCTCGAGGCCGACGACATCACGACGGCCTTCGTGGCGGGCGCTGGCAAGTTCGACCTGATCGCGGCCAGATCCTTCACCGCGTCAGACACCGGCGGCACCGCCGGAACGCTGACGACGAACAACGGAAAGATGCGGACCAGCTTCGCGACGACCGGCGTCTCCGACTTCAGGATCGCATCGACCGCGACGCTCACGGCGGGGACGCGCACGCTCGACGCGCAGCCGCTCGCATCGGTCGAGTTCCCGGTGCCGACCGCCATCGACGCAGCTCTGCTTCCGACGACCGACCTGCTCCGCGCCAACATCGGCGAATCGCCGCTGGTGCTCGCCCAGAACGAAGGGTTCGTGCTCCAGGCCACGGTGCCGGGCACTGGCACCTGGGTGTTCTCCGTCCGGGTTTGCTGGGACGAGGTGAGCGCCTTCTGATGAAACGCTTAATCGCATTTATACTTTGCGCGGCACTTTGCTGTTTTCATGGGCAGTCCAGCGCCCAAGGCTGGCTGCCACTTGCCGCGCCCTCTAGCGGGGGCAGCGCATTAACCTTCACACCGACCGCAACAACTGTGGCGTGGTCCGTAGCTCCATCACCGCCCGTCACATTCTCCGCAGTTTCCATCGGTACGGCCTCATCCGACCGGATCGTCGTTGCTGTCCTCGCGGTCGATGGCAACGCGACGAATGGCGTGATATCGGGGATCACGATCGGGGGAACAAGCGCGACACAGGCGGCTAAACTCGATCCGACCGCAACCATCAAGGGAATTTATATATATTACCTGAAAGTGACTTCTGGAACGACGGCTAACATTGTCGTTTCTTGCAGTGGATTCCCGGGCGGAATAGGGCTCGCGGTCGGTATCATCACCGGAAGCGCAACAACTTCGTTGGGCACGTCAGCGACATCGGATCAATGGACGAGCCCCCAATCCGATCCTCATTCGATTACGGCAACCATACCGACAAACGGTGTCGGCGTCGTCGGCGTCACCATTGACAGGGCGACAACACCGACGTGGACGAATGCCACCGGAGATGCCAACACCACTGAGCCGTCCGGTAATACCGAAGCGATGCTGATGGCGCATACGACCAACAATAGCCCAAGTTTTACAGGGGCTAATAGTTTTGCAATGGTCCTCGCATCAGCCCCGTTTGGTCCATAATGCGCTGGCGCTGGTTCATTCTTCTTCTAGCCCTATTAATTGGTCCTGCATCAGCCAACTTTGCGATCTTTCAGGTCAGCACTCCGCCACCAACTTTCACCCCCGCTTGGCAGACTCTAAAGATCGGCGGCTCCGGGCTTGTCACCAGCGCGACCGTCTATCCAGACGGCACGATGTTCGGATCTACCGACACGAACGGAGTGTATATCTGGCGCCCCGGAGCCACCGCATGGTCGCAGCTCTTTCAGGAGAGCGCTTTTAGTAGCCTCTATCCGGCGACTTCGGTAGAGGCGGGATTTCCAGCGGGGTATGGGGCTGCGGCGTGCGCCTACCCGATCGACAGCAGCGCGACGCTGGTTGGCTCGACCAACACGATCTATGCGAGTTGGAACGATCTCATATGGAAATCGACTAACAACGGTGTGACCTTCACCAACACCGGCAAGTCCGTTCCCAACGATGGAAATTCCACTGGGCGTTATAATGGCCCCTACATTGTCTGCGATCCCGCATCGAACGGCCTGAAGGTTTACACTGACGTTGCGAGCGGCATTGCGCAGGTGTCGTCCGATGGAGGCAGCACCTGGGGCAACGTTCCCAATCTCGCAGCAGCGAGTTCTGGGCAAGACACGACCTTTGCAATTGACCCAACATCGTCGGTGGTATCGAACGTCACCCAGCACCTCTTTGCAGCGGTCTACGGCACCGGGCTTTATGAGAGTTACAATGGAGGTGCTAGCTTTACCCTCGCAAATACGACCGGGATGCCGACGACCTTCGGCGACCTGAAAGTCGATAAGTTCGGCGTCGTCTGGACCGTCAGCTTCACCAGCGCCAGCAAGTACGTCCCCAACGGCACGGCGGGAGCGGGCGCATGGACCAACCTGAGCGGCGTGAGCACCGTTCAAACCACGAACGGCGTGACGATCGATTCCAGTTCCGCGTCTCAAGGCGCGAACCGGATTGCGATCAGCGACCAGAAAGGTGGCATCCAGATTTCGACCAACAATGGCGGGGCGTGGTCATCGCCGTCCTACGCCGCATTCAACAATAAACCTACGGCTACCGACGTACCGTGGCTCAACGCTGCAAGCTATAATGCGAGCCAGCCTCAGTGCTGCGACTCCTATCTACAAATGCAGAAGATCAATTTCGATCCTTCCAGCAATCTGATCGCTGCGATCGGAGTTGGCGTTCTTAGTTGCTTGGCTCCGGTTTCTTCTTCCGCGTGCTCTGGTTCGGGATGGATTGATAAGTCCGCAGGAATTGAGCAGCTTGTCGTAAACCGCATCATCTCCCCGCCCGGTAACGGGCCTTTCATGTTAGGTTGGGATCGTGGCATCTTCGGGCCGCTCAATCCTGACGTTTATCCATCAACCCAATATGACACTCTGGTCGATATTGCCGGGGCGTGGGACGCGGATTATTCCGGCGCCGATCCGATGTTCATGGCGGTGTTGAATACATCTAACATCGGCCGCGGTGATTTTTCCGGCTTCACCACCAACGGCGGTCATTCCTGGACGACGCAGGCCATCAATATCTCGCCCGGCTATCCGACCATCCCGAACGGTCAGGGCGGCGAGATCGCCGTTGCAGACAGCAACAATTGGGCGCTAATCCCCGGAAGAAATCAGGTCCTTTATTGCACGCAGAACGGCGGCAGCGCTTGGGGCACCGTTTCGCTGTCAGGCTCGCCCTCCCAGAACTGGGAGAGCGCCAACACGCCGCAGATTGGAGGGCGTCATATCCTCGCGGCGGATCGCATCACGGCAAACACGTTCTATGTATACAACTATAACGATGGTGTTTATTCGGGCGGTTGCGGCGCTACCTGGTCGAAAGTTTTCTCTGGCAATCCCGGAAGCTCTACCGTGGGGTGGGGATATAATGCCGCGATGGTGACCGTCCCCGGACAGGCGGCCAATCTGTTCTTCATTTCTGGTCAGTGGATTGGCAACTCTCATCCGCTAACCGGCGCGACCATGCAGCGATCGACCAATGGCGGGAGCACTTGGTCCCCAGTTTCAAATGTGACCGAAGTCTATGGAATTGGATTTGGCGCTCCTAAGCCCGGCAACTCTTATCCCGCGATCTACATCGACGGCTGGTACAACGGGGTCAAGGGCATCTTCCAGAGCAACGACAACGCTGTGAGTTTCCAGAACACCAACCTCTCGGTGGTCTACGCCAATGGCAATTTGAGTGCCATTAACGGCATGTCGGGCGACATGAACGTCTACGGGCGCATCTATGAGGGCACCAACTATCACGGTGCTGGCGGTCACTACTACGACACTTCGGATGCCTGCCCATGGGTCAACTTCGATCCGACAAGCGCGACCATCTTTCCAAAAGCAACTGTGACAGGAACGGTTACGCTCAAGGCAATTCATTCCGGTCTTGTACCCGTCACATCGGTCAGTTTCTATGTAGATGGCGCACTGATCGGCACCCAAACGACAGGCAGCGGCACGCCCACTACCTATTCGCAAAGCTGGGTCACGGGCGGGGTAGCGACCGGAGCGCATACACTGAAGGTTCAGGCGGTCGGTAACGGCTGCTCAGCGTCAGGCAATTCGTTCTCGATCCCGATCACGACAAGCTTTTTGATGAAACGAGACCTTGCGCCTGTCGCGAACGACAACGATCCGATGTGGATTGAGAAGGCGGCATGATATGGTGGGGTCCGGTAGATTCTAAGACGGAGGTTCCGAACTATGAAAACCGCGCTCAAAATGATCGTTGCAGCGGTGCTTGTGGCGCTATCGGGAGCGGCGTCCGTCGCCCAGCAGATCGCGACGCCGGGCCTTCCATTGGTTCCGCTCGGCTATTGCCAGCTCACCTCGATCGACGCAGCCACGAAGATATCGACGTGTTCCGGAGGCATCCCGGCAGGGGCGACCATCGCCTACCTGATCGCCGAGACGCAGGCGATTCGGCTGCGCGATGATGGAGTGGCGCCGACGGCATCGGTGGGCTTCCCGATCGCGGTCGCGTCGCCGGTCCTCTACACCGCGACCATCTCATCCGTCCAGGTGATCTCGCAGGTCGCGGGCGCAAAGCTGGACGTGCTGTTCTACAAATCGCCGTGATCCCTTCTCCGACAACCGACAACGTCCTCACGTCGATCCGATCGTTCCTGGTCGCGGCGCTGCCCTCCGACGTCTCGGTGGTGGCGGGCCAGCCGAACCGGATCCCGGAGGTCGCCTCGCCGCGGTTCGTGGTGATGTCTCCGCCCCGGTTCGAGCGCATCGAGACGAACACGGACACCTACGCCGACGCCAAGTTCACCGGATCGATCTCCGGGACGACGCTGACGATCACCGCAGTGGACCCCAAATTTCCCAACGGGCAGATCTCGATCGGATCAACCATCTTCGGGGCTGGGGTGGCAGCGGGGACGACCGTGACCGCAATCCTCACCGGGACCGGCCAGATAGGTACCTACGCCGTCAACAATTCCCAGACCGTGGCGTCCGAGACCATCTCGGCCGGGGCCAAGAGCATCACGATGCCGGCCAAGGCTACGGTGCAGCTGGACTTCCACTCCGCCGACGACACGTCCGGGGACCTCGCCAACGTAATATCGACGCTGATGCGGGACAGCTTCGCGGTCGACCAATTCGCGAATCAGTCCCCGAACTACGGCACAGTCCCGCTTTACGCCGATGACGCCCGGCAGCTGCCGTTCTTCAACGACCAGCAGCAGGTTGAGTGGCGGTGGGTGGTCGAGGCTTTGATCCAGTGCAATGTCGTGGTGAGCGTTCCGCAACAATTCGCTGATCTGGTTGGCTTGGTTGCAACCAGCGTGGACACGATCACTCCGATCGTCGGAGGAGGGTTGGTGACGGATCTTACTAATCCTAGCAACGAGGTTGTCGTTCCGCTGATACTGACAGGGGTTTGAGATCGTGGTAACGGTGCCTCAGCAGGTTCGCGGATTCGGTCCGCTATGAGGGGCTAACGAACCATGACAACCATACCGGCTTCGTTGTTCGTAAACGTCACCCCGAGCGTCCTGCCAGCGGGCGGAAACGAGCTGGACGTCATCACATTGGTCGGGACCGCCAGCAACCGCGTCCCGATCGGTGCCGTCTTCAGCTTCGCGACCGGCCTGGCAGTTACGAACTTCTTCGGCTCCGGTTCGCCGGAAGACATCGTCGCCAACGGCGGCGTCGGCAAGGGGTCGGGATACTTCGGCGGATTCACCGGGGCCGACACCATCCCGGGCTCAATCCTGTTCGCGCAGTACAACCAGGCGGCGGTCGCCGCCTACCTCTGGGGCGGCAACGCCGGCGCAGCCCTCACGCTGGCCCAGTTGCAGGCGCTCTCCGGGTCGCTCAACGTCACGATGGACGGATATCCGCACGCGATCGCCAGCATCAACCTCGCGACCGCGACGAGTTTCTCGGCAGCCGCGGCGGCGATACAGGCCGCCTTCACTGACCCGACCGAATCGAGCTTCACGGCCTCGATCGGCGCGACCTTCACCGCCACGGGCGCGGGCACGAATCTGACGACATCGGCGGTCACGGGTCTGATCTCGATCGGCGACACCATCACCGGCACGGGCGTCCCGGCCAACACCACCATCGTCAGCCAGACCAGCGGCACGCCGGGCGGTGCCGGCGTGTACGTGACCAGCAACGCGACCACCTCGTCGGGCGCATCCCTGACCGGAGCCTCGACAGTCCTCAACGTCACGGTCGAGAGCGTGGTCTCGCTCGCGGTCGGACAGACGCTGACCGGGGCTGGCGTTCCGGCCGGCGTCCTGATCACCGCGCAGCTCACCGGCCCGGCCGGCGGCGTCGGCACCTATCGGATCAGCGGCGCGCAGCTCACCATCGCATCCGAGGCCATGACCGGCATCGCGACGGCCCCGGCCGTCACCTTCGACTCGCTGTCGGGCGCGTTCATCATCACGTCCGGCATCACCGGCGCACCGTCGACGGCGACGTTCGCGACCGGAACGCTGGCGGCGCCGTTGCTGCTCACCCAGGCGACCGGCGCGTTCCTGTCGCAGGGCGCGGCCGCACAGACCCCAGCGCAATTCATGAACGGCGTGGTGGCGGTGACGACGAACTTCGTCTGCTACAAGGTCGCGTTCGACCCGGACAACGGCACCGGCAACACGCTGAAGCAGGCCTTCGCTGCGTGGAAGAACGCCTTCCCGAACCGGTACGCCTACGTGGTAGGCGACCAGGACCCGCTGGCGCGATCGAACCCGCCGCAGGTCACGACGCTCGGCTCCATTCTGGCCAGCAACGGCGATTCCGGGACCTTCTTGGTTTCCGAGCTGACCGGTCTCAACCAGTCCTCGTTCGTGTGCGGAATCGCGGCGGCGATCGACTTCGAGGAAACCAACGGCCGGACGACCTTCGCCTACCGGACGCAGGCGGGCCTCGTCTCGGACGTCACGACGCTGACGGCGGCGGTCAACCTCGGCGGCAGCCCGCAGGTCGCCGGATCGTTCGGCAACGGCTACAACTACTTCGGCGCGGTCGGAGGCGCGAACTCGAACTTCACGTGGTTGCAGCGCGGCACGGTCACCGGGCCGTTCAAGTGGTTCGACAGCTACATCAACCAAATCTGGTGGAACAACCTCCTCCAGAACGCGCTCTTGAACTTCGTCTCCACCGTCAAATCGATCCCGTTCAACCAGGCCGGGGCCTCGCTGATCGAGCAGGCGCTGGCGACGCCGATCCAGCAGGGCCTGAACTTCGGGGCTGCGGCTCCGGGCACGATCTCGTCGCTGCAGATCGCAGAGGTCAACCTGGCCGCTGGCGCGAACATCGCGCCGACGCTCCAGGCGCAGGGCTACTACTTGCAGGTCAGCCAGCAATCGGCGTCGGTGCGCGCGAACCGCGGGCCGTGGGCCATCACTCTGTGGTACCTTGATCGCGGGTCTGTGCAGTCGTTCCAGATTTCCAGCATCGCCGTTCAATAGAGGATTAAATCGTCATGGGAGCCGTCACAGCTGCCGATATCGTTCTAACCTTGACGATCCCGCTCGTGTTTCCGAGCCCGCAGCAGATTCAGGGCTTCGCGAACGACGAGGTATTCGACATCCCGGCGCTGAAGTCGGCCGAGACAATGATGGGCGTCGACGGCATCCTGTCGGTCGGTTTCGTGTTCGTGCCGGTCATCCAGACGATCTCGCTGCAGGCCGACTCGGCCTCGAACCTGACGTTCGACGCGTGGTGGGCGCAGATGCAGGCCACGAAGCAGACCTACCTCGCGAACGGCCTGATCAAGCTGCCGTCGGTCGCGACCAAGTACACGCTCGTGGGCGGCGCGCTGACGAGCTACAAGCCGGCCCCGAACGCCAAGCGGCTGCTGCAACCGAGGTCCTACGAGATCACCTGGCAGAGCATC